GTGCTTCACCTGCACTAATTCTATCTACTAATATAAGTGTGTTGCCTGAATCTTTTACTGTGTTTAATAATTTGCCTACGTACTCTAAACGTGCTGTATCTGTTGTTAAGTACTTTAATTCTGATTGATAATCTCTGTGTGCAACAGTGTCAATTAATTGACAAACGTTAACATGACACGAAGATAGTACACCTTTGTCTTGTAATTCCTTTGCTGTAATATTTCCAATTACAGGACCTAAACTAGCATGAATACTTTCAAATTCAAATTTCTCTTTAGGTACTGTTCCTGTTAGTCCCCAACGGATTGGAGCATTCTTTAAATTACGTGTAAGTAAATTTTTAAGTACTTCTGCTTTCGCCTGGTGTACTTCGTCGACAATGATCGTGCTTACACCATCTAGGAACTCTGCTAGACTTAATACAGCCGAGCCGTCCTTGTGCTTCTTGTCAAGTATGTTTAAACTTTGCCAAGTACAGATAGTATGAGTCTTACCTAATTGTTTCCTGTCGCCGAAGTACACCCCTACGTCTAAGCCACAGTTAACATAATCTTCTTCTGTTTGTGTAACAAGGCTTTTGTTAGGCACAATAATAAGACTACGTCCGTATGGCTCACTTATATGTGATAATGTTGCTGTTGTAATAGTTTTACCTGCACCAGTTGCAATTTCTTGTAAACTTTGCGGGTGCTTTAAAAAATTGTTAATTGCTTCTACTTGATAATCACGTAGAATAATTTCTTCGCCTTCTGCTGGATGTCCTTTAGGCCACACTACATCTTGGTCGGCCCAATAGCGTTCTGTAATTTGTGGAAAGTTTAATTGTACAGGTATACGTCTGTCATCAATGTCTGCTATTTGTACATTATTCTTTTGCAATACCTCAACAACAGTATCAAGATGATTAACGTAACCAGTGCCGCCAATACCAAAGAAAGCAACTTTGCCATCCCAACGACCAAGTTTATATTGTGGCATATACTTTGCATATGGTACTTCAAACTTAAGAGCATTAGCAAGTTTCCTTCGCACGTCAACCTCTAAGCCTTCTAGTTTAATGTTTACTTCATCTTCAATTATTAGTCTACATGTTGCCATTAAGGATTCATTCTCCAGTCTCTCCAAATAGGTTCTTTATCGCTATACTCAATATATAAAGTGACATCTTTGGATATATCACCCGAAATAGAATGTCGTTCCGTAGAAAAGGATAACGCGGTATTAGGCGAACAGTCACTCTTAGCAAGTGGCTTGTTTACCTTACTCTTTAGAGTATACACTATTTTTGTGTCTTTGTCAACCGGAGTATTTAAATTATTATCTTTAATATATTGGTTATAACCGTTTTTATCTGAGTGTGAATCCATTCTATACAATACAGTAATTTGATCATTTGAAATATAATTACGCACAAGTTGATGTGTTTGTGTTACTATATCAAATGCACTTTCATCGTCAACAAGTATATTAATTGGATAACTGTCCAACTCGTTAAGTGCTTTGAATACCTCTTGTAATGGAGTCTCTTTACTATTAATATATTTGTATAGTGATTCTCTAGTAGCAATGTCCGTTACTAATTGTCCATTAACATTAATAGGCTCGTCTATATCAACAATGCCGTATTCAAACCTTTTGTCATAATACAAATGAATATTATTTGCTGTTGGTTTTCCTAACCTATTAGTAATTTCATCTATAACGTTTTGAGGTAAGTTTTTAACTTCACCATTAAATACACCTGGCACATAATCTTCTCTCTTCCAAGTAACTATTTCATCATAGGTATCAAATATCTCTTGATCAATTTCAAAATGATTATCTTTAAATGCTTCTATAACTTCATACACTACGTTTTCAGTAAGTGCAAAAAAGTGTGTATGTGATCCTTTTGGATGAACATATGTACTTGCTGACATAGGTATTTGTTGCAATCTTACAATTAATTTTTTACTAAATGGGAAACGTACTTTAACCCAAGGTAAATTTGACAGTTGCTCTTTCCAACGTTCGCTTTTTGGTTCTGTAAATATATCGTCTTTAGTAACAAGTTTTATATACTTTGCTCTATCAATACTACGTAAAGGATATCTTAGATTATTAAATGTTTCTTCAACAATAATATTATTTGCCAACAGCTGATCGCTATAATTCAATAACTTAGTTTTCATAAGTGCATGTTGTTTATCACTGAGCCCTAATCCTCTAAGGACTTGCTTTGCAATGCTAAACATAATTGTTGCATCTTCTTTCTTGATAATGATAGGGTCAGGCACATCTCTTAGTCCTGCAACAATTTCAAGGCAATCTTCGATAGTATGCTTCAAGGGTGTTCTCCTATGTATATACTATATTATAGCGTATTATAGTTTTGATGTCAAGTGTTTTAATGGGTAACCTGCAGCTATTTCAGGTGTGCTGTACTCAGTATGTGCAAGGTCATTAAGCCATTGCGTTCTGTCAGGTCTTATAGGGTTGTTTATTTGTTTTATGTCATGTTGTGCTACATCATATGCTAAACTACTAGGCCCTACAAACGCTGGCACACCTTGTAGTATTGCTCGTATAGCAGGGTTACTACTCCAACTAATAACAGCATATGCATTGGACATATCAAAGTTAAAGTCGTCATATGTTGCGTTATCACGTACTGGATTTTGTACTTTTACATCTTTGTATTCGTCTGAAAAAGGAGGTATTAAACATCTTGGGTGCGGTCTTATAATAATTTGTTTATCAGTACGTTTACGTATAATCGACAAAGTTTTATCTAACCATTTGTCTTGTGGCGGCATATTTGCCCACTGTTGACTTTTGTTATGTTGCAAACAAATAACAATTGGTCCGTCTTCATTGTTTGTCCATGGTTGCAATTTTAAACCTAACATCTTTGCACGTTCGTCAGTGTTATTCTTAGGAGCAAAATAAGCATCTCTATTAATGCCGTTTACTCCTACTTTCCACATAGTACCTCTGTTTAATGCCCCTACTTCTAGCACAATTACAGGTTTACCTAACATGCGATTTTGTTCCCAAACTGTTTTGTTATTTGCCATACGACCGTTCCATAACACACTCCATATAACAGCAACGTCATAATTGTCGTAATGATCGAATACTCTATAAGGTTCATTATAGATAACGGTGTGACCGGCATCGACAGCACTCTTTGCAAATGCATGAAAAACAGGTTGACTGTTTAGTGCGCCATTATCAGTATACAGGCAGAAAATCATTGGTTAAATACTTCCATATACATATTTAACAAGAGGAGCACCATGACATCAATAACTGTGGTAACCACATTTCATCAACCCGGACTTAGTTTATACGGACAACGATTTATAGATAGCTTTGCAGAAAACGTTGAAAGCAAAGTTAAATTAGTTGTGTATGCAGAAGACTGTAGTCCAAGGAATCCTAACCCGGATCAAATTACAATATTAGATGCAAAGGAAACATTACCTAAACTAAATGCATTTAAAGAGCGTTGGAAAGATGTTCCGCATGCTAATGGTAATATTGCAAATCATCCTGCAAGACACGGACGTAAAGATTGGCAAAAAGAATTTAAATGGGACGCTATACGCTTTGCTAATAAAGTGTATGCTGTATTTGATGCATGCCAATATGGCAAGGATTGGGTAGTGTGGATGGACGCTGATACCTTTATTCATAGTCCGTGGAAGCACAAAGAATTTAATAACTTACTACCTCAACACGACTACATTACATATGTAGGTAGAGGTAAAGGATCACAGACATGGCCCGAGTGCGGCTTTTACGGTCTTAATCTTAATCATCCAGTTGCACACGAATTCCTTAAAGACTTTGAAGCAATGTACGAAGATGCCGAAAATGGAATGTTTAAATTGGCAGAATGGCATGACAGTTATATCTTTGGAGAAATACTTAACAAGTATAAAGAGTTTCCTAGTCATGACTACAGTGCCCAAATGTATTTGCGTGAAGCAAAGTCAGGTGGCGGTGGCCACCCGTTAATTAATACTGAACTAGGCAAGTGGATGGATCATATGAAAGGTGATCGTAAGACCGCTGGTAAAAGTAAACGTTCAGATATAATGGTCAATCGTACAGAGGATTATTGGCTCTAAAATAAGTCGTGCAGTTGTTCTGTCGAAGGTTAAGTTATTTCCCTTCATAAAAAAGATTCTCTAAACAACTAGTATCCATAAATCCTTTTATTTTATACCCTTTGCTTAAATTAATTAGATTGCAATTACGATCTTTAAGATGCTTTGATATTGCCGTTGCTGTTGTAAGAACATAGTCAATATTCATAATATCTTTTGACTTTATTTCTCTTGCATCATCTTTATAAAAATGTGTGTTGTTACTAGTGTAATCTAAATCAACACCTAGTAAATATATTTCTTTAAATCCCATAAAATATGCTATCATAACAGCGTCTAATACAACTGTGGCAACTTTGCCCCAGCCGTCATTAAAATTCTTAGGAAATGTTTTTGTTAATTTAGATTTGATCCTATCAAAAATAATATATTTGTTTTTTAATGCAGGAACCTTACGACTTACTACAGATGAATAAAATCTAGGTGATGTTACTTTTTCTTCTATATCTGTCAAATTAAACCTAGCTACGTTTCCGTCAGATAAAACATAGTAATCGTAATGAGGGAGACCAATTTTAAATGCTTCCCATCCTTTATTACAAATGAAGATTTTTTCATTTTCTAACAGGGAAAGATTTTCTGTTGCTAGACTCGGTGCTCCACCGATGATAAAACACCGTTCTCCTTTGTGCTTATTTGCATATTTTTTAAAAGTCATAAATCTTAAAATAATCCAATATTGTTTAAAACATCAAACGGGTCACTGCCAAACGTAGCTTCAAATTTAACAAGCATTTCTTTTTTAAGTGCCTTCTTTGCTTCTTCAAAAACAAAAGGCCATTCGTCTGCTGGTATACATACTACTCCGTCGGGGTCTCCAAATATCATATCATTGTTACGTACTGTTACTCCATTAATAGTCACAGGCATGTTCATTTCTTCTAATGTGCCTTCGTATCTAATATCATCAGGCATACGTCCGTGAGCAAACAACGGGAGCCCTATTTGTGTAACTCTATCTACATCTCTAGTATGCCCGTCCACTACTACGCCTACTGCTCCACTACGATATGCAAAGTGTGCATTAAGATCACCAAAATATGCTTTGTCTTTTACATCAGTAGATACAATAATAACATCGCCTGGTGTAACAAATTCATAACTACCTAATGCATCAAAAATTCCTTCCCAATGAGTTTCTTTTGGATCTTTTTCATTTTCAGGCAATTCTTTTAGTTTTAATGTTTTTGCAAATCCTAAAAATGTTCCGTTATTCATTGACTTAATTTCTGAACTTAAAAAATGTTCTATTTGGTTTTCTTTACAAATGTCACTTAGTAAACAACTACTAATAGTTTTACTTAACATTTTTAATTGTTGTACTTTTTTAGCACGTTGTCCTGCACAAATATCTTTGGCAAAATCTAAGTCTTCTTGATTATTAATATCAACTAGTTGTAAAGGTGTTATTGGATACATAATAGCATCTTTAGTGTAACGTTTTTTAACTGGCTGATTATTAGTTTTTACAGCATAAAAACTCATCGCTTCGATAGTATGTGTAGGTAAGTCTACACTATTTGGAATACAATCTCCGTATTGTGGATTCCCGTCATTCCATAAGTAAAGTTTTTGTTCTGACACTGCAACTATACTTGTAGCATTGCTTTGTTTAAGTTTCTTAAGTGCAGGATCAATAACATGTTTATCTATAAATGGAGCAGTACATAGTACTTGCACAACAATATCAGCATCAGTTACCGTTGATTCATTTGCAAACATGCCGTGGCCGTCTGTTGCATTAGACGCTAAACTCGGATCTCTATAATGATGTTTGATCGGAAGATCGCTTGCTAAGTCATGTAGTTGTTTGCTTTCACTATCTAGCCAAACTTCGTCAATTTCTTTACATTCGAGCAACTGTCGCAGTTTTCTCTTAAACAGATATTCTCCGTCAAGTATTTGCATATTCTTGCTTTCGATTCTTTCACTAGTTCCTTTAGCTGGAACAAATGCTACTACCTTTGTCATTTTTAATCCTTTTTGTAAACTGCTTTAAGATGGCCCCAACACTCGCCGGATATAACTTCTTTTTTGTTCCACACAGTATACGCTATTTTGTTTTTCCATTCTTGCAAGTCTATGTCGTAATTTAAGTTTTCTATTTGACTTAAATCTTTATGGGCTATAGGCCATACCATACTGCCGTTATCCATTGCAAAAGTAGGAATACCTGCTTCAACTGCTTCTACTCCACTAAGACTATTATACGTTATAACACAATAAGCATTATCTAAATCTTTGTCCAAACTTTCTCCACCTTGATTTCCACCTGTAGATCTATTCTCACTTATAGCAACGCCTTTAATATTTTTTTTAAGCACACATTCGCGTATTCTTCCAATATTTCTTGATTCGTTTTTAGGGTGCGGGCGAACGATAATAGGTCTGTCAGAATACTTCCTTACAGTTTCTATTATGTCTAGTACCCAGTCGTAAAAATTATCATATGTATCATATAATTTAACTAAAGAACTGTCATTCTCTTTTTGTCCCATAATAATAATAGCATTGCCCGGACTATGCCAGTCTTTAAATGTAATGCCAGTTGACTTCTCATAAGCATTCCATCGTTCGGGTCCTACATTATCGTTATTACAATTTGCATCTGTCCATTTATAACTCCACCATCCAAAGCGTGTCCAACCCGGATATTTTCTAAAAGGGTTACTTTCTGATACAATAAAAGGCTTTTTACTATCTAAAATATATTGATAATGATTACCTTGAGTGTCACTTCTATCTTTAGAATGATGTTTAGGTTTAAGAAGATTAGTTTGATAGTAACAATCTGCATGATCTAGTTTAGTATAATCAACAGGATTACTTACAGTGATATACTTATCACCATGTTTTTCCATACCAACGTCCCAATGATAATATAGCTTGCTCACTGGAGGATTAAATCCCATCATAGTTATCATACATAATTCCTTATGTGTTTCCAAGCTGTACCATTGCCCACTTCTTCAAAGTTCCAATGACACATAGCAAGTTTATTTAACCATTGTTCTCTATCAAAAGTTTTAGGTGATTCAATTTGTCTTAAATCTGTATTAGCAACATCATATGCTTGGCTTACTTGAGGATTAGGATCAGTAACAAATACCGGTACACCTTCTATAGCACTTGCTACTCCTGGTGAGCTATTATATGTAATTGTTGCCCAACTGTTCCTAAAATCATCTATAATACTAGGTTTCCTACTTATCAGTACACTAGGATCTTTTAATTGTTTTATATATTGTTGGGCACGTTTGTCTCCGGGATGAGTCCTGACTACAATAGGACGATCAGTATATTGTTTGATTTTTTTAATAGTGTTGTTGCACCATTGCATGACATCTAAGCCTCCCATACTCCAACCGCCGTTACGTTGTAAACATATAAGAATATATTTTCCATCACTGTTCCAATCTTTAACAGTTATACCCATATGCTTGCTGATTTGTTGCCAACGGCTAGGATCCGAATTGTTCCAAAAGTACTCTCCGGTAGTAGGAAATACTCCATTAAAACTGTATCTTAAATATTTGTGAGGATTAGTATTGTTAATGTATAAAAATAAATTACTATCAATTATTAGAGCTTTTTTATTATTGCTAATTTGATTCTCAACAACACTTTTGCGCAATCTTAAATGAGGACTACTAGGACTGTCTTCATGAACAAATCCCTGTATAACACCTACATCACTAGGTTTCCAAACGTGACCTGTACTTGCAATACCCTTATCTCCTACACGATTTACTCCTTGTGCAAACAATTCTAGTACACGAGTTTTTTCGGGTTTTTTGTTCTTACTAGGAACTCCTGCTAGATATGTTATTACAGTTTTCATTCTTTAATAGTTTCCAGTACATATTTCCAGGCAGCTTCGCTTTCTAATTCTCCAACACCCCATTGATTATAAGAGATATTCCATAGCCATTGATTTACAGTTTTAAGATCTGCTAAGAACGGATTTTCAATTTCTGTAAGTTTGTGCGATGAAATAGGCCATATAAAACTTCCCTCGTCAATAGCAATCGACGGTACTCCATGTAAAACAGCATCAATGGCACTTCCGCTTGTATATGATACTGTAACTTTTGCATCATTTAAATCTTGTTGTAAACTTCTTTCGCCGATACTCCATTCGATATTAGATGGATTAGAAAAAATAAATTCGTTTAAATTTCCAGCAAACTCGTGGCGGCCTTTGCTGCTCATTGCAGGGTGTAAACGTATAACTATTTTTCTATCTGTGTGATTTCGTATTTCGCTAACAGTATTTTTTATCCATTCAAATGTATCATTATGACGTAAACTACTGTCACCGGGTAACTGAGTTAACAATAATATATTTCCATTAGGATTACTTTTCCAGCCTGTAAACTCTTTATACCCTAATTCAGATTTTAGCTTGTTCCATCGAGTATTGTCTTTGTTGCTAGTATGGTAATTAAAAACTCCTTCGTTAAATAAGAATCCATCTACTGCTAACCTATAATAATTATAATCGTGCGAGTTATTAATTTTTCTACCAAGAATTGGTGTTTCTAGTATTACTATTTTTTCTGCTTTTTCTTTTATGTCTCTTTTAAGATTATGATGGACAGTATTTCTATCTTTTACTCCGCCAAACTGAATAGCAATATCGCAATCACGATACTTCTCGTTATATACACAATTTACTTCAACTTTGTGTTTTTTCTTAAGTTCCTTAATACAATCTTGATAATTATCATGTGTTAAATCTTTATTAATAAGTGATGTAGAATAATACTTTAAAATGCCTTCTTGAAAAGAACGCATTATATTTTTTAGGTTATCACGTTCTGCTGTTAGCATATATAAATTTATTTTCATGTCGTTCCTCGTAAAATGCGGTAGGCAGTACCGTCTTGTAATTCTTCAATGTGAAATTGTCCGTATGCTAAATGACATGCCCATTTGTATATTTTATCCTTGTCTTGTATTGTAGGTGCTTCAATTAGACTTAGATCTTTATCACACACAGGATCTGCTGCTGTAGGTGCTAGTGTAAACGCTGGAACACCATATAATACACTTTCTACTGCTGCTATGCTTTGATAGGTGACTAATGCATGACAGTTTTTTAAATCATTAAAGATAGTATTTTCTACACGCTCATGTCTTGGAGCTTTATCTCTTACAATAATAGCTCTATCTGTATATTTTCTTATTTCTGTAATAGTTTCTTTAACCCACGTATCTCTGTCTATCTCATAAAATTTACAAGGTTTGTCAGAAGGAGTTACTAACAGTATATGACTTCCTTTTTTACGTTTACGTATTTTGTAATTTAATGATTTCCATCTATCGTCTGGACGTTCTATAATTTTATTATGTTGCAAATCATTTTTTACAATTCTGTGAAACCATTTAAATCCTTGTCGATTAGACTTAGATTTGTAATTACCTACATAGCCACTATCCATATAGTAGAATGTATGATTATTTTCCCAGCACCATTTTATTAATTTACGTTTACCCATACCACGAATTAATATATCTTGTTTACCAAACGAGCTGTTATAATTCTGTATAGGCAAATTTGCGCCCAGTGCAAACATATTAATATATTCGTCAGTGAGATTTTTACTTAAACATATCATATAGTTCTTGTTTCCATAGTTCATTAAACTCGCAGTTTCTATAGTTTTCAAACCACGGACCGCCTTCGGTATAATGAATAAGTTTGGGTGTTTCTATGTCGTCATATTCGCCTACGAGATAATTCCATGTATGATCTAACGCACCAATCTCTTCATCTTTAAGCCAACTAAATCTATGAAAGTATGCACCATTTAATTCTAAACTATTAACTTGATCTTGCGTAACAACTTTATTACTTGGATGGCCACAGTTCCACAACACAACACTTGACCAGTTTTTGCGTGGATAACTTGTTTGTTTTTGTCCATCCATTTTAATATTTGACTTAGGTGTGTAATCATGTTGTACACACATAACAGCATACTTGTCGTCTGCTTGATCAAATAATTCCTTAATATCTGTTGTAAGCAACATGTCGCAATCCATAAACACTGCCCAGCCTCTAAAGTTAGCAAGCTCTGGTATTAAGAATCGTGTAAATGTAAATTCTGTTGATGCTAGTTTATCTTCTGGACGCTTGTACCAACCTGCTTGCCTTAGTTCTTTTTGTATTAATGGACGTACATCTGCATCGGGTTGGTGTTTTAGTATGCTGTGTTTACATACTTGGTAAGCCATATCTTCTCTTGGATCGTATCCTATAAAAACTTTCATCAATTTCTTCTTTCTATATCTTCTTCGACACAGTTAGTACCGTATTGTATTTCTATTAGTTTTAAAGGAATGTCATGCTCATTAGCAAGTTGATGCCATTGGCCTTTTTCTATATGTAAACTTTGGTGCTGTCTATATACTCCATGCAGATCAACATCAGAACTACTATCAAGTGTATATACTGTTGCTGTGCCTTCTGCAATAAACCAATGCTCTGATCTTTCTTCATGTCGTTGCATTGATAGCTTACCACCCGGTGGCACTGCTAGTTCTTTTACTTTTGTATGTTTATCATATTCGTGTACCACTCTATAATATCCCCATGTGCGTTTAGTCTTAGGTGCTTTCCACTCGTCTAGTATCCAGCTACTTGAATTCTTTTTATTTTCGCCGCCGACCCCAAACGCAAATTCTACATTAGGCATATCACCATATGTAGCATACTCTGGGGTTGTTGTGTTAGTTCTATCTCCACCGTTAGCAAAGATTATTTTTTCTGTCTCCGTAGACATTGTAAGAAATATTGCTCCACATGCGCTATTGTCGCTATCGTCAAACGCAATAACCTTATCTACAACTGACAATTCTTTTATTATAGCAATACGTTCTTTGAATGGCATAAACGGTCTACCCTTTTTACGTGTAAGCCATTCGTCACTGTTTACACCTACAATTAATTTGTCTCCAAGTTTTTTTGCCGCTTTAAAATATTCTATATGTCCAGAATGTAAAGGATCAAACCCACCTGTTACTAAAACAACGGCCATTATATGTTTCTCCAATATTTAAGTACCCAAGGGTTATCTTGAAATTCTTGTTTATGAAGTTTATTTTGTTTTCCTACACAAACTAAAATTTTACTATCGGGGTGCGGAACAGTATCATATTCAAATCTTTGAAACCAATTTCTATTTACAGTTTCATTCATAGGACGGAATGGTGTATTATCTTCTATAAATGCTTGATCGCCAAGCCTCGATTTTTTAGAATATTTCATCTGATAATATTTTGGATCGGCAATATATTTTTCCCATAAATCATTATGCTTGCCTTCAAAATAAATCATACCACTGCCAAACCCCGTTTTTCTTGAATTACCTAAAAGCATAAAAGGATTGCCTTTAAACTTTCTAACCATTTCGTCTAAGTCTCCACATATAATCATATCTAAATCAATATACAGAACAGGACGCTTAAACAATTCTGGTCTAAACAATTCTAACTTTGCCCACCAGCCCGGTGTTTCAGTTGGTTCTCCGATCAACTTAATAGTGTTAGTTTCGACATCGTCTCTGTCAGTTAAGCATACAAACTCATGTGGCATTTTAAGAAAGTTGTCTACACCTTTCTTAAGTCTAACAACATCGTCGTTGCCGTAAAATTTTTGCTTATTACGATTTTTAGATTTGGCCGGAGTGCGCAATACACAGGCTATAGTGATTTCACTTTGATTCATGAAAATATTTATCTACGCACATACTGGATATAAACGTATGTGGTAAAGAGGAAACAAACAGTTACTTTTAAAGACTAGCGTCTTCCATGCCAGCAACTCTGAGTTTGACTACGTTTGTAATTTGCCATTGCTTTTGATCAAGAGCTTTGAGTACACCTAACCACTTGTTACGCATTAGTGCAAATTCATTAATAATCTTTTCGTAGTCAACAACGTCTGCCTCGCCGTCTACATATTTTTCTACGTCACGACTAGACAAAGCTCGTTGATAATTTTCTAGATATTTTTTGAAATAAGAGCTACGCAATCTGCGTAGCTCTATGTTCAAGTAGAATAGGATCGCTTCAATTTCTTGTAGCTGATTAAAGCGATGTTCAACAATACCCGGCATACTTGCAGCCGCCTTTTCAACGTTGCCTGTTAACTTACATTCTTTTTTAGCGTCATTTAGTTCAGCTTCAAAAAATGCTACAGCATCAGGTATTTTACCAACGTCGCGACTTACTTCTGAATACCATCCCATTATCTTAATCCATTATTTTTAGTATGTGAAAATTTTGGTAGAAAAGATCTAGCAGAGTGCAAATATACAATGCTTTCTGATGTATAATGCATATTGCATGATTTTAAATTTATATGAATATCTGCTGGCATCATTCCACGTGTTTTTGTAAAGTCTAACAGTTTTTTTGCACCCGAAGGCTTTATAATATATCCATGAGCGCCACTAATATGATTTTTATCAACATACGAAAATAAGCTGTTATTAGTTGATAAATTTTCATTTAGTGCTTCAACTGTTATTTTATTAGTTTTTGTAAGGTTATTTGAATATACATCTTTACCTTGTTTAAAATATCTGTGTCTATTAATATCAAGATTACAGTAGTCTTCAAATAAATCTAACATATTATTAGGAAGTTGATTAAGAAATACTACATCGTATTCTAATATCCCAATAGGCACATCAAGATCTACGCACTTTTTCCAAAGGTAGTAGTGGGATAAAAAACACCCCACTACTCCTTTAGTTTTTACTTTATGTAGCAGATCGTTGCAGATTACAATGTTTTCTTTATCTACTAATTCGTCTATACTATCGTATATACCCGGATAAGGTATAACATTATAATTAAACTCTTTAGCAGACTCTATACATTTATCCAATAGTAAGTTACAAACATCACTATCTTTTTTATAAATGCAATAGAAGTCAAACAATTTTTAACCCCACTCTTCTTCGTCTTGATCTACTTCATCTATTTCTAAATAGTAGCCGATCGCTTCATCAAGATGTGAATCGTTGCCTAATAATTCTTTCATTTCTTGATCGTCTACACCGTAATCGGCAAGGTGATCAACAAACTTTTCGGCAACTAATTCAACTTGTTTCTTGTCAACATACTCTTTGAATAAATTCCAAACGTCAATCGCTTGTTCCAAATCCATAATTACTCCTCTGTTACAGCTTCTTCTAATGGTTCGTCTGCTTCAGAGGTATTTACCACAGTTGACTCTTTTATGGCGTAATCAGACATTACTTTGTCTAATAGTTCGCCTGACCAATTTTTGCGGTATTCTAGGATCTCTTCTCCATCCATAGTAATATATTTTAGTCTGTTTCCTTGTTTCTCAATGACGCCTTTTGCTTCAAAAAGTTCTACGATGCCACTGTAAGGATTCATTCCTGATTCATAAGGAATCTTTACTTGTACACCTTCAAACGGTTTTGCGTAACGTGTTTTCATTACTTTACAGCCAGCACGTATACCCATGACTTGACTGATTTTATTACCGTCTGCATCTTCTTTGAGCTTCATCTTCTTCATTGCTACAACAATGCTAGAAGCGTATATAAAGCCCTGTCCGCCACTTATTTTATCATCTGGATCAAACATATCCTGCGATGCATAAGTGTGGTTAGTACAAACTAAGCCTACGTTGTGGGCACCAATCATGTTAACAGTATTACGGACTAATGAAGTTAGTGCTTTAGGCTTACGACCCATATCACCTTTCATATCACCTTTGTTAAACTGATCAACATCGGTTGGTGTTAATAGCATGCCTAGCGAGTCAATTACAAACAACACTTTAGGACGATCATCTTCATCCATTGCTTTGTAATCTGTCATAAACGTTGCTATTGTTTTAGCAACATCATCAATCATACTCATGCTTAACTTGAGTAGTTTTGATTCGTCACAGTCAACACCTAGTGCTTCTAACCATGCTTGATCAAGTGCATTTTCTGAGTCAATTAAAACTACATAGATGCCTTGTTCTTGTGCGTGTCTTACAATATTACCTGCTGCAAAATAACTTTTACCTGCACCAGATTCGCCTGCAAACACTGTTACCTTACCTAGCGGAACACCTTTGTTAAAGTCGCCACTAATAAGATAGTTAAGTGCATAAGAGCCTGTGCTTACCCAATCCGTAGGATCGTTAAAGCCACTACTCATGCCTTGAATAGACTTTGTTAAGTCTTTTCTAAATTTACTTACGTCAAATGATTTAGCCATTTTATCTCCTATATGAAAGTTTTGCTTCTACTAGCGTTTGGTACGTTGACAGGTAAACCGTGAATCTCTGTATCCGGGTTAACTAGCAGAAGCATTAAGTATTATTGACTCTGTCTGTTTCGAATCATTGCAAGTATGTCACTTGCGTTACCTTCGGGTGCAGGAGTTGCTTCTGCTACTGGTTCAGGTGCCGGTGCTGGTGCAGCTGGTGCAGCTGGTGCCGCAGGTGCTACTGGCTCTGATGAACGAGACGTTGCTGTTGCATTAGCACTTGCCGCTACTTGCGGGTCGCCTGTACGTGCTTGCATACCTGCAGGACGGAAGTATTGACTCCAACGTTCTGCGTCATACGCTTCGCCGTCTACAGATGCTTCAAACATCTCTTGCATAACTTTGACAGCTGTCTCATCTGGCTTCTTAGGTAAGAAGTCACTTAGATTAAACAAGCTATGTGTGTTAACAGCATTCATTTCAGCATCGCCTAATGGACGATCTCTACGAGCCCATGTTGACGTGGAATAGTCTGCGTAACCACCTTTGCTAGTTTTGTTAAGACGGAAGTCTACACCTGCTGTGTAATCTGTTGGCAATTCTTCCATGTCTGGGTCCATCAATGCTTGCTTGATGATTTGGAAAATTTGCGGACCAATAATAAAGCGTCTGATTGGATTTTCAGGTGCTTCGTCATCGGAGATCGGATTGTCAGTTACAAAGCCTTGGAATACGTATGAACGCTTTTTCCAATACTTACGACCCATATCTTCTAATGATGGATCTTTAAACCAACCACGTACTTCATTAAGAATAGTACATGTTTCGCCGTACATTTCCATACATGGAATTTGTACTTGCACAGGACGTGAGTCTGTTTCGCCTTTTACTCCAGCAAATGGAAGTTTGATCATCAAACGTTCTGCCCAGAAAAATGTGTTATCTGGGTTACCGTCAGGAAGGAAACGTAGAGTTGAACTCTCGCCTTCTTTCATATTCCAAAATGGGTAAATTGGGTTGGGAC